GGGGGACGGGTACCACCTGTTCTACGTCGTCGACGACAAGTGGGATGCGGTCAAGGGCTACGGCCTGCTGAACGATCGCATCGGTGTCGAGCAGGGCGTGGACTTCCGGGCGACCGGATGCGTCTACCACTACGACACGCAGAGGTGGAACGGGAGGCAACCGGCCAAGCTGCCGGACCACCTGTTCCAGATCTTGAACGCACGCGATCAGAAGATCGCTGCGACCGCAGCCAGGATCACGAAGGTCCTGGCGAACGAGGATGAGATGGAGGTATTGATGATGCACGACGAGATCATCGACGACCTGAAGAAGCCGATGCCGCAGGGGAAGCGCAACCAGACCCTGTTCGCCATCGGCAGCCAGATGCAGCAGGCGCAGATCCCTGGCTGGGAGGAGCTGCTGCAGGACAGGGCGCTCGATGTCGGCCTGCCGGCGGACGAGGTCGCCAAGCTGGTGGCCAACATCAACAAGTACGGCCTGCCGTGAGCGACCCGATGGACTGGCAGCCCAAGATCGGCCAGGAAGTGTATGTCCTTGACCCGCTTGGGTATGAGGGCTACGCGGAGGTCGAAGAGGTTCAGCTGAAGCCACACCATTCGGTGCGGGTGAAGATGAAGAGCATCGTCGACCGGACTGACCAGAGCAAGGTGGGCCAGTCCGTATGGGTACTCACCGGTCACGTTCACCTGGTGACGTCATGACCGACGAGTTCCACGCCAAGCAGCTGTCGCTGCCCTGCGCGTGGTGCGGGGCTGCGCCGGGTGATCGGTGCCGGTCGAAGTCCGGCAAGGCGGTGTCGTTCCACTCGCGTAGGTTCTACGCGGCGAAAGCTCAGCTGCGGCGTGAGCAGCAGCCGAGCCAGCGAGGGAAGTGAGACGAGAGCCGGGACCCAATGGGTCTCGGCTCTCTCTTTTTTGGGGGGTACGATCTCGCTCATGGCGTCACTGGATGACCAGAGTCTCCTGACCGAGATCGAGATTCTCTTGAAGAAGAGGTTCGACAAGGAGGAGGCCAACAAGCACCGTATGCCGTCGACGGCACACGGTGCGCAGTCGGCAGCTCGGATCGACCAGCTGGTTCTGCCTGACGAAGAAAGAGCAAAAATGCCATTCACCAAGGACAAGTTCTTGGTGAAGGAGAACCCGCACTTGGTTCAGTGGGAGCGCGAGGTTCGCAAGTTCGAGCGCAACTTGTCGCCACAGACTGGTCACCGCATATCGGCTGTGATGATCTACGAGTGGGCCACAGGGATTCGGGTGGCTGAGCTGATGGCCGATGGTGGTACGGCTGGACCTGATCTCATGAAGATCAACAAGTGCCTGCGCTTCTACTTCGGCAAGCCGTACATGACCTACATCTGTGGTCGCAAAGTGCTGAACGCATATCGGGTTCCACCCGGTTACTACATCCGCCGGCATCGTCCGATGACGCTGACGTTGTACGCGGAGCACTGCGAGGGGACGCTCTATCCGTGACGTACGGGAAGCCCGTAAGGATTGAGCCGGACGGTACGCATGTCTATGCGAACTACCACCGGTACAAGCCGGTGCCCAAGGAGAAGCGGAAGTACGCGGTCAGGAAACCATCGGATCCCGATGCTTTCAGAGTCGGGGGCGTGTGGTACCTGCCGCTGCCCCTGCTGCCGGACCAGGCCCGTGAGATGCCTGAGACCGTCCCTGACGAGGAGACGCTGTACCACCGGGCCTACTGCCGGTGCGAGGTCTGCCAGCGCCCTGGCGCCGTGCTCCTGTGGCGCAGGGCACACGGTCTGGGCTGGGCTACACGCGCATCTGGGATTCAGCCTGCTCCAACAGGGCCTCATCAGTCAGTGCCCCACCCTCGAGCCGCTGGAAGATCTGAGCGATCGAGTCGAGGTCCTTGGCTAGCACGGCCTGGAGGAACAGGGTAGCCGCGGTCTTGTCGAGAACGTCGGGGCTGTCCTTCCAGATCATCTGAACGGTGCCGAACCGCTGGTTCCACAGCCATAGGATGCGGGTGTCCAGCGTCTGACGGTGTGAGTCAGGGATCTGCTTGCGGTACTTCCGCTGCGGGGTTACCGGCACAAGCTCGCTTGACATGTGCCTCTCCCTAGGAACATCACAACGAACAACAGGTACGAGATGTAGGCGAATCCGGCTACCGCCGGCACGCCGTAGAAGAACATGAGGATCACACCCAGTGCGTCACGCTGGGTCGCTTGGTTCTTGGGCACCGATCTCACCTCCGGCCAGATCCACGAAGTCGATGGTCACATTGTTCCTGGTGGCCGGGTGGCTGCCGGCGCGGCGCTTGCCGACGAGCCGGTCGAGGATCATCTTCCTCGCCTTGTTGGCTCTGCCCAGGCTGCCACGTACACCGGCCTCCGGCTGGTTGGCGATCTCGTAGAGCGTGCGGGCCACCAGCTCGTGGACCGGCCACTGGATCATCTCGTCGTCGAGTGGGTTCGGGTAGTCGGCCACATGCTGTAGCGCCTGCCGCACGGTGATCGACTTCATGGCAGCTCCCTGGCTGCATGGTGTAGCAGCGCGGTGGCGATTCGGACGGCGTCTCTGGGCGGGAAGTCGTAGACGTCGCCCTCGCCGTACACGTCTGTCATCTCGAGACGGACCATTCCGTCGACACGGCTGACGGTGAAGCCGTCACGCGGTTCATCCTCGTTCACTTGGCCCACACCTTCGACCAGTCCTCGATGTAGTCGACGGACGTCTCGGATCCTGGTTGCTCAAAAAATTTTCCGCCGAAGAAGTCCAGCTCCTTGGTGGCCTGCACCGCGTAGCGGTAGGCATCCATCGTGTGGCTGAAGCGGTCGTGCAGCGGCTTCTCTGTCCACATCTGCAGCTTGTGGTTGAACTCGTACTTGTAGTTCTCGAAGCACTCGAGCAGCCACTGGCAGTTGCCCTCGTGGACGATCAGGTTGTACATCTGCAGCCGTGCCTGCTGGATATCGGTGATGATGTCGTAGTCCCCCTGGCGTGAGCCGGGGATCTTCCACACCTTGCCGGACTTGGCGAGGACGGAGACGTTGGGGAACTTGGTGCGCATCATGTCCGCGGGCGTGGTGTTCACGGCCTTCTCGTGGTGCTCTCCGTCCCACGGTAGGATCATCTGCGCCACCTGGTTGAACCAGGGCTTCTCGCGGAGGACGTCGACGTACTCCGGCAGTGCCTTGCCGTGGCCCTCGCCGCAGTCGTATATGAACATCTTCGAGTTGATCCACTGCCAGGCGATCCACGCTGTGGCGTCGGAGTGCATCCCGGATGCGCCGATGTCGAAGACCACGTACACCGGATGCGCGGTGTTGAGGTTGAACGTGTGGATCCGCTGGTCGTTCATCATCGCCATGTACGCCTCGCCGTACACGGCGGCAGCGTCCATCTCCTCGAACGAGCAGTAGTACTCCTGCTCGAACATCCGGTCGTTGCCGAACCGGCGGTGGTAGGTCTCGCGGATCTGCTCGAGCTGAGCCTGCGTCAGCACCGGCTCGAGCTTCTCGGCCACCATCATGGCGTTGAGATCGTCGATGGTGCGGGTGATGACCTTGAAGTCGGGGTTGCCCTCCATCGACTGCATCAGCTGCCACAGCGGGTTCTTCCGCTTGCCTCGTGGAGTCGAGGCGAACATCAGCTTCTTGTCCTCGGCCCGGTTCTCGATGATCGGGATGAGCCGGGGGATCGGGTCCTCGCGTGTGAACAGGGCGAGCTCGGTGAAGGCGTAGTCCTGGAAGGACGTGCCGACACCGTTCTTGTCGCGGCCCGACTGGAAGTAGCCCTGCAGCTTGAGCCGGCTCTTGTTGGAGAACCGGCCCTCCATGACCGTGCCCTTCCAGTCGACGAGCTCGGTGGGCACGTTGTCCTGCAGGGCCTGGACGTAGAAGCCGGAGGCCGGGTCGAAGTACGTCTTGTCCCACAGAATGTCGCGGATCATCGGGTTGTCGAGGCTGACGTAGACGCCCGTGGTCTTGGGTGTGCGGAGCCGGCGCTCGCACATCTCCATGCTCATGCCCACGTCCTTGCCCGACTGGCGCGGGTACACCACGCCCGAGATGCGGTACTTGCGCCACATCTCGTGGGCCTCACGCTGGTACGGGCGAGGCCGGTAGTGGACAGGGAACGTGGGCATCAGGCACTACTTCTTGGCCGAGGTCTTCTTGGCCGTGGACTTCTTGGCCGCGGGCTCCTCATCATCGTCATCCTCGGAGATACCGTCGACGTGCTCGGGCTCCTCGAGACCGACGTACTCGCGGTACTGCTCGGCTGCGCTTGCGCTGCTCATGATCTTCCTCCCTTCGAGGTGAGTGGCCTGATGTCGAAACCAGCTTCGACCAGCCAATGGTCAGTGTTCAGCTTGAACTCGGTGTCGTCCAGGGCACGGCAGTATGCGGCTGCCACCCGGTTGTCGTGGTCGTAGGAGGCGATCACGTCGTAGGTGCCGTGGCCGGTGGACTCCCACCGCTTCAGCTCGTCCCATGCCGAGGTGAGCGGCTGGCCCATGAACGTGTCCTCGGTGCGATCGGTGATGTTCTGGTCGCCGCCGTAGAAGACCAGGTTCCGGCCCTTGCCGTACTCCTTGGCGAGTCGTCCGATCTCGCGGGCGAGCTGCAGGTTGAACTTGGCGTTCACCCTGCGTCCCGGATCGTTTGCGTCCGGGTTGCCCTTGAGCAGGTAGTGCGCGGTCAGCACGGTGATGGTGCCGACCTCGGCTGTCTTGAACGACACACCGAGCACACCACGTGGGCCGTGCTTGCCCTCACCGTCAGTGGGAGACAGCACGGGTGAGTAGAACCCGTGCCAGCCTCCGGTCATGAACGACTTGCGCACGGCGATCCAGGAGTCACCGGCACGAGTGGCGACCCGGTAGCCGTACGCTTCGCCGGCATCCTTGATGCGCTCGCGGAAGTCGTCGGTGTTGGCCTCGGTGCCGGTGATCCATCCGACCTTCCTGGCCGAGGCCCGCGTGAAGATCTTCTTCAGGTCGGCGTCCTGCCACGCTGGCTTGTCGGTGAACTGCATGGACGCATGCATCGCATGGACGCGGGTCATGGTGCCTCAGATCTGGAAGTCGGGTAGCCCGATGGT